GAAAATAAATAGTTCTAATGAAGATAGAGTTATTTTAAGTTTTAATATAAACTGGAGAGAAAATGCCGATAGTTAAAAATGCAGAACAAATAGGAACTGTCACATTAGAGGATGGCAGAGTAGTTCCTAAGTATAACGTAAAAACAGAAACCACCATTACACATGTCGATACTGGCGCTGAGTATGATTCAGAAGAAGCAGCTCAAGCTGACATAGATGATCCAAACACTTCAACAACTGCCGAAAAAATTAGACGAGATGTTAAAGTATTTGCTCCATCTTTAAAAGATATGTTGGGACAGACTCCAAAGTCTTAAGATTTTTTACACGCACAATCACCATCACAATGAGTGTTAGTATTTTCTAAGTGACGTTTTAAATCTCTTTCTGCTGCTAATAGTCTTTCATGATATTTACTGACCTTATCTGCAAGATAGGCAATAGCTTTATTTACTTCTTCTGTATTCATATTTATCTCCTGTGATGTTAATTTTGGTGAGAATATAATTTAAGCATATTTTTTTGATCTGCAACAGTATTTTTTAAATTGTTTTCTTGACACAAATTTTGTGGTAAAATTAGTAAAAAGAATGATTGATCATCAGAGCATCCTTAGAATTAAAGATAGAAAATTAACGCATGTAGAAAATTTTTTAGAGGTTACCAAAAATTATGATTTTAATTGGTTGTCACAACTTATGGATGAAAATCAACTTTATTCTAATTGTTTTAATAAACCATTATTACAGCCATCTTTATCAGATACATGGCAAGTTTTAGCTGTGTCTAAACACGATGATTTTATTGCAATGTTTCATGATTTTGTTTTTAAACTAGGCAGCTATCCTTTTCACGAAAGAGACAGAATGGATTTATTTTTATCGTTTGAAACTAGTATAGGACCAACGCACAGAGATAAAGAAGATGTTTTTATATTAGGGTTGTACGGTAAAACAATGTACAGGGTATGGAAAAATAACACAGTGACAGAAGTTTTGATAAACAGAGGTGACATGATATATATTCCGTCTGGTGTTTTACACAGATCCATATCTATTACACCAAGAATAATAGCATCATTATCATTATGGGGTAAATCAAATGACTAGTAAAACATTTGTTGATGGTAAAATTTTAAAGAAATATAAAATACCAATTGACGAAATAAATGAGTTAAACACTATTTATGAAACAGAAAAAGCAAAACTTGGATCAAAAGGTTCTAAGCTAGCGGGTAGAATAGACTCAGAACTTGATGTCACAACTTTTATTGGTAATACAAAAATTTATAAAACTCTTATAAAATGCATTACAGAATTTATAATGGCATCTAATCATTTTGGTATTTTTGATAAGCCTGCTGTAAATTTAGATATAATTAGTTGTTGGATAAATGATATGAAAGAGGGAGAATACAATCCTCCACATACTCATCATGATAACACAGGCTGGTCTACAGTTCTTTTTTTAAAAGTTCCAGAAATAATAAATGATGTAAAGCACCAACATAAATTTAGAGATGCTCAGCTGGGTTTTGTTTGGGACAATGGTGCGGGTGTAAAATATTTCGATCCTGTTGTAGGTGATTTTTATGTTTTCAGAGCTAACCATCAGCATGCGGTCATGCCATTTAAAACCAAAATAAAAGGTGATGTAAGAAGATCTATGTCTTTTAACTTTATTGCAGATGACAAATAAAATAACTTTTTGTGCTACTAATGGTGAAATGTTAGATGTATGGCCACATCCACAACCAGCATCAAGATTCATACCAGATGAGTATAAAAAACTAGAGAGGTTTAGTAATAATAATCTACATGATCCAACTTTAAAAACTTGCATACCTTTCTTAGATTCTATGACTGCAGGATATATAATACCCTTTGATCAAGATTATGTTATAGATCCTGTAGAAGGTGATTTCACAATAACAGCAGCCAATAGAGAAAGTGAAGACACATCCTATCATTCCAAAGCACAATTACCAAAAGAGTGGCAGAAAATATCTGGAGAAAGAGCTGGTAAATTTATAAACAAGTGGTTAATTAAAACGCCGCCAGGTTACAGCTCTTTATTTATTAAACCTATGAATAGACTTGAACCTAGGTTTGACATAATATCAGGAATTGTAGATACAGATACTTATATTAACACCATTCATTTCCCATTTATATTAAACAAAAGAGACGAACAATTTATAATAAAAAAAGGAGATCCTATGGTTCAGGTTATACCTTTTAAAAGAGAATCTTGGAAAATGTGGTCAGGTTTTTATTTTGAAAAATTACACGGAAAAACATTAGCTTTGTTAAAAAGCTTTTGGTCAGACAAATATAAAAGAATATGGTGGAAGAAAAAAAGTTTTAAATGATTTTATATGCAAACATAGATGATTTAGCTTTAATTATACATGAGGTTCTACCTAAAGAACTTTTTGAAGAAGTGTCTGCATTTAATTATGCAAATATAAAAAATAAAGAAAGAGAGCTTAGTCATAAAAATTGGCAAGAAATGCTTCACATAGATGGCTATGGCAATCGTACAATGCAAAAAGTAGAAACAGTAAATATAATAGCGAGGTATGAAAACGGCGACTATGATTATGTTGACCCAATATTTAAAAAAGTTTTGGACATTGTAATTAATTGTCCCTGGATACCTTCTAAAAAAAATGCAAGGCTTTTACTTTCTTACTATGAATATAATAAGTACGCTGGCATTAACTGGCATGAAGATGCTGATTTTACTCTCAACCATTCATTATATATACACAAAGAATGGGATAAAAATTGGGGCGGAGAAACATTAATAGATACAGGTAGAGGTTTACCTTTATGTACGTTTCCCGTAAGCAATTCTATGGTGACAATAAAAAATGATGTGCCCCATAGAGTGTGCGCTGTCACTGGACCATATAAAAGAAAAGTTCTACAATTTAGAGGTGTGTTTTACAACGATGAAAAAAATAACTGATTATATAATTTGTTTTGATAATGTTTTAGATAACAAAACATGCGAAGATATTATTAAATCTTCTGAAGATGAAAATTTTACCAGTGCAGGAACTGGTGAGACAGAATTAAAAAACAATTACAGAAAATGTTATGACAAATATTTAAATAAAAAATATGACAAAATTTTATTTAAATGCACAGGCGAAGTAATTAACAAATACACTAAAATTCATCCTTACTTCACCACAGGTTCTACCATGGAGGACACTGGGTATATACATTTATTATACAAGGGCAGTGAAGAGGGTGAGTATAAAACACACGTAGATCATCATGATCTGTATCCACGAGTTTTAAGTATATCTTTTATTTTGAATGATAATTACGATGGCGGTGATTTTGTCTTTTTTGAAAAAAATTCATATACTGTAAAAAAGAAAAAAGGCTCTGCTGTAGTGTTTCCTAGTAATTTTTGCTTCCCTCATGCTGTGGTGCCAGTAAAAAATGGTAATAGACATTCTATAATAACATGGATTCATTAGAGAAAAATAAATACAAATATGTAAAAAATATGTTGTCATTAGACATAGTAGATTTTTTATCTACTTGGAGCATACAAAATTTTAAAATTACACCTGATCCACAAGCACCAATGTCATTCTCTGTTCATTCTGATGACTCTCAAATTTATAGTCATGTTCTACATTATCTCAAACCAATTATGGAAAAAGAAACTGGATTAAATTTAAAACCTACGTATTCATATAATAGAGTTTATGTTGGAGGATCATCTTTAGAAAAACATAAGGATAGAGGTGAATGTGAAATTAGTGCCTCTATATGTTTAAAATATCATTATGAAGATAAAAATTACAAATGGCCATTATACATGCAAGATACCCCAATCATTATAAAAGAGGGAGACGGTGTAATATATAAGGGGTGTGAAATAGAGCACTGGAGACCAGTATTTAACCAACCACAAAAGTGTTGGCATCACCAATTATTTATTCATTATTTAACTACGAGTAATTAGGATCGTAGTCTTTCCAAGTTTTTCCTTCTGCCTCTGTGGTGCCATTAGTTGCATCACTAGATACTGCAGCGGCCCAATCGGTCCAAGCTTCTTCTATTTGCAAAAGTCTTACTTCTGCCCAAGTTAATAAATCAGCTACAGTGGTATTTCCAACAGCACTAGATGTAGCAGTTAAATTAGTATTACCTGTCATATTACCTGTAGAAGGATCTTTAGTTTGTATTTCGTTTTGACCTGGTTGATTATTCCAAATTACAACATGATAATTGTCAGGACACCAAGTTGATTGCCAGTTTTTACCCTTGTCTGCCCAAGGAATAATTTTAGAATCATCTACAAGTATTTGGTCTCCATTAAATATAACAATTTGTTCAGCCATAAATATCTCCTAATGTTTAATAATATATTGAACTATTACAAAAGGTGAGAACGAATTTGTACCTGATGCAGTTACAGCTCCTGTTAATGCCACGTTACCTGTCATTGTACCACTTAAAGTATGAGAGTGGTTATGACCAGTTCCAGAACCAGTGCTACCCAAAACTAAAGCATTAGGTGATCCGTGTGGTTGTGATCTTATATGTCCAACTGGTGCAATCTGTGAGATAGGTCCAACTGGGTTTTTTTGTCCAATTCTCTCTATCTGAGATGCAGAGTGGTTGTGAGAGGCTAACTGAGCAACAGTTAAAGATGTGTTATCAATACTTCCTGTAACCGTAACTGATTGGTTATTAGCTATATCTTGGTTATTAGTAACAGATACAGTAACTGTATTAGCACCACCAGTTGTTGCTAGGTTAGTTGTACCACTTTTACCTTGTGGGAATTTACCTGCAAGGTCTGGTACGTTAAAAGTAGTAGAACTATCGCCTGCTCCGTAAGTAGTCCCTATGACAGTAAATAATTCTGCATAAGTAGTTCTTGAAACAGCTGAGCCATCACACAGTAGATAACCATCAGGAGCAGTAGCTTTACCCCAAGGTTTAATTGTTCCTACTTCACTTCTATTTGTTATATCTTGTAAGTTAGCCATGATTAATCGTTATAC